ATGCACCACTTCCAGCCGGTTGACGGCTCAACTATCCGCTACGCCTCCCCAGAGCTATCCAAGTACAAGAACAGGGACATGGACCTGACGGCTGATATCCTCTACCCAGAGGAAGAGCTAAAGGCCCTGGAAGAGCGGGACGCCCTGGAGCTAGACGAGCAACGCCTTGAGAAGAACGAGTACAAGTTCGTTCAGCTCGTTCGAGGCAAAATCGTCCGTGCTTTCACTGAGGAAGAGCTTCGGGTCGGGATGCGTAACCCGACTTCCGATATTTATGTCAATGGTTACAGCATCTCCGAACTTGAGATGCTTGTGGCCCTCGTCACATCACACCTTCAGACCGAGTTCTACAACCGGTCCTACTTCCAGCAGGGCTTCAGTGCCAAAGGCATCTTGCACATCAAGGCCAACTTGAACCGTGCGAAGCTTGAGGAACTGCGCCGTAACTGGAACCACATGGTCAAGGGCAACCGGAACAGCTTCCAGACGCCCATCATGGCGGGCATGGACGAAGTTGAATGGATTCCACTCACTCAATCGCACAGTGAGATGGAATTTACGATGTGGTTGAACTACCTCATCCGAATGATTTGCGCTATTTACCAGATTGACCCCTCTGAAATTGGCTACGGCATCAAAGACGAAGGTCGCGGCGGCGGTATCTCCGGCGACAACACCAAAGAGAAGCTAGCCAACTCGAAGGATAAAGGCTTCGTTCCATTGATGAAGTTCCTTGCGGACTACATCAATAAGAACATCGTCGAGTGCATCGACCCCGACTACGTTATGGAGTGGGTTGGCCTCGAAGACGAGTCAGACATGGCTCGCATTGCACGCCAGAAAGAGGAAGTGCAGTGGAAGAAGACCCTCAACGAAGTCCGCGCCGAAGACGGCCTCCCGCCGATTCCAGGAGCAGACCACCTTGTACTCAACCCAGTCTACTTCCAGTGGTATTCGACCATGAGCGAAGAAGGCCAGAAGTTGATGCAGCAGCAGGCCGACATGGCTATGGCTCAAGCAGGAGCTGAGGGTATGGGCGGCGAGAACGCCGAGGGCGACCAGAAGAATTGGGAAGCCGAGGAAGCTGGCAAAGAGAACGACCACATCCGCTCCATCGAGGGCAAGATGGTTGACCACGAGCACAAAATCGCTCAGGAAAAGGCCAAGCCTAAGCCGGTCAAGAAGTCGTTCTTCAAGAAGTCCAAACCTCTCCGCATTGAGTATTACCGACTGGAGAAGTAATGGCCACGGTACGCATCATCTTGGACCCACATGAGTCTGAAGCCGACGCCAGGGAACTCCTGGTTAAGGCTTTAACTCATCATGAGGACGGCGCTCAACACAAACAAACGTTTCTCCAGCCAGCCGCTCGGGACGTTTACGAGAAGATGATGGTTGAGCATGAGGCTATGTTTTCCAAAATGCTCAAGGAGATCAATCAGGTTATTGATGAAGAGGTAGAATAACCATGATGATTTCCAAGAAAGCCCTCGATAAGATTCGCAAAATCATCGACAAGAACTACAAAGCCCTCCTCATCAACGTGGTCGGGACTAGGGTCTTCTCGGACGATGAATTGCGCCGTCTTAAAGACCTGGGACTCGATGTAGAGGACAAGGACTCACTCCTGTCGCTCGTCTATTACAACAACGTACTCAACGACTTAATTAGTACGACTGGCCCGACCTCGATTGACGACATGTTGGCTCAGCAAAAGGGCAAGCCGACCGGAGAGGGCCACGAGGCAGCCGAAGAGCACATCAACCAAAACTTCGTTCAAGCGGTCGAGAAGCTCAAGACCTCCACGCAAGCGAGCATGGAGGGCATCATTCGTGACTACAACCTAACCTACCGAAACAACGCCCTTCAGAACCTAGAACGTCCAGAAGAAATGGACAAACTGGTCATGCAGTCGTCTGTAGGGGGCTTGAAGCAATCCCTCCGAGACTACTCCGGAGACGCCACAAGAGATTGGAACCGGGTCGCCGTCACCGAGACAGCCAACGCCATGGGTATCGGCAGTGTAGACCGAGTGGTCATGCAGAACCGAGACAAGGATTTAGAGGAAGTGTATGTATTCAGAATCCCAGTCAACGATGCAGCCCTCTGCAAGTTCTGCCGGAAGTTTTACCTGGATGCAGATGGAAGTCCAGCGGTCTACCGCATGTCTACTTTACTTAACAACGGCACTAATTACGGGCGTAAACCTGCTGACTGGAAGCCAGTCGCTGGAGCTACCCATCCCAACGACCGTGAAAGCGGCGTCCTAGAGCTGCGCCCAGGTTGGAAGGTTGTAGCCGAGGGCCGACTTGAGTTCATCGGCGTCCCTGCCTGGAAAGAGTACATCAAGAAGAAGCTGAGAGATTAAACTCAGCCTATTGTTTTCCATACCCTCCCCCGATACAATTGAGGTATTGGTGGGAGGGTAAATAATTGTTTAAAAAGACAATTAACATGGATGACGCGGCCAGCTTATTCCGACCTGAGTTGAGGGATATCTGGGTCACCGACATTACGGAAGAGTCTGCTGTGCTCTTCCACGAAAGGCTGATGCAGGAGTTCGAGAAGGACCCGTATCGGCCTATCATCATTAATATCAACTCCTATGGCGGGGAGGTCGATGCTCTCTTCACCATGCTGGACACCATGGACTCGATTCGCAGCATGGCCCCCCAGGAGTTCAAGTTCATCACCGTCGCGACCGGCAAAGCTCAGAGCGCAGGCGCGGCCCTCTTATCCTACGGCGACATTCGCCTTTGTACCCAAAATGCCCGGATTATGATTCACCAAGTCATCGGCGGTAACTGGGGCAGCCAACCCTCCAATGAAGTCGAGCACGAAGAGATGACTCGGATGAATCTGAGGCTATTGGAAATCCTCAGGTCACGGTGTAAACTTAAAATGTCATTGGATGACTTTAAACAAAAGTTAAGTCATAACCTATACTTAACGCCAGAGAAAGCCAAAGAGTTCGGGATTGTTGATGTAATTGGTTATCCCAAGCTAGTTGAACAGACTATGTACGATGTTCGGGTAATTAACGGCGAGACGCCACCGAAAGAGAAGAAGAATGCTAATCGAAGAGCAAATCAAAAAGCTCCAAAGGGTCAAGGCTAAGATTGACCTATATAAAAAGGTCCAATCGAACGTCACCAGCGAGCTTACGTCAGTCAACCAAGACAAAGAGCACAAGGCCCTAGAAGCTGAGTACCCTGGCCTACTTGCTGAATTTGTTCAAGAGATGGACGCCTTCTGCTCAAAAAGAATCGAGATGCTTGGTAATGGCGAACAACCCCGTAGGGTTAGCGAGCCAACCCCAAACGGCGGTGCAGTTAACGACCCAGGTCCACCGCAACCGGCGACCAAACCTGTAACTCCTCCTATCCAGATGATTGATGATGAGCCTGCGGACCCGCTGCGATTCCTGATGAAGTACAAGCACTTGGATGGCAAGAAGGTTACTTGGATGAGTAAAGATGGCCAAGTCACTGGAACTGTTAGAGGGCTGCTCACCCCGAATGTAATTGTTGAATCTGACAACGGATTCACTCTCCCCGTCCCAGCTAGAGAGCTGAAGGAGGTCAAATGAACAGAGAACCGGAGTTCATGACAGGTACGAATCCGATTACGGAAGACCGTAAGTACGATTCAGGCCTCTTTGACAAAGAAGCAGAAGCTAAGCTCCTAAAAGAGCGTCCCGACCTCGCCGAAGGCAAGAAGGTCTTTGAGGCGGCACTCGTGGCAGCTATGTCCGAGATGGAAACCGGCATGGATTTGGCCGACGCCCTGAACAAGCTTCCTCCTTACGGAACTCTGACACATCAAGGGGTTACGTATCTTCGGACTCCAACCGGCGAGAATGTTTCACTAAAAGGCTATTTAACTAAGCTAGAGAAAAGTTTAATTGAAGTCTACAAGAAATACGCCGATAAGTGTAGGTCAGAGGCAATTATCGCTGACCAGCTTTTGGTCCTGAAAGAACAGGTAGAGAAGCTCCAACCTAAACGGAAACCTCGAAAAGGAAAGAAGAAATGACTCAATCATCACCCGCCCGCCTGGAAAAGCGTCTGAACAAGAAGAAGCCCAATCAAACTCGGTCCTTCGACCAGCTTGTTGGTGATACGACTATTGCTCGCCTGAAACCCTACATTCAGCAGCAAATCGGGATGCTTGGTCAGCAAATCGTTCAGAGCATCTATCAGACGATGATGCAGGAACGGTCCATGATGCAGACCCGTCAACTGGCGTTCGAGAACCTGCTTCGCCGCAACACGACTTGGTTCAACGACGAAGTTCTCGCCATGGAAGTCGCCTCGGTTGAAGACCAAGCCGAAGGTGCCACGGAAGTTGAAGCGGCGGAAGAAGGCGACAAGGTTCGGGTTGAGTTCCAATCCCGTTACCTCGACCAAGGCGAATGGAGTGCTCTCCAGAAGCTCGCGGTTCATTCCCTGCTCCGCAAGGGTCCTCAAGGCAACGTCCAGACCGGCAGCGAGGCCTTCGAGAAGGCTCTCCTGGGCATGAAGGCTGGCGAAACTCGTGAGTTCCTCCTTCCGGAAGTTCCGGAAGAGGGCAAAGAGCCCGAAAACACTCGCATCAAAGTCACGGTCAAGCGTGTTAGCCGTCGTCCGGGAGCCCCGACGCCTGCTGCCGCCCCGACCGAAGAGGCGGCTGCGCCCGCTGGAGAGGTTCCGGCCAATGCGGAAGGTTAAGACTGTTAACGACATGATTGTAGTTGTCCCCTTTGATAAGCCGAAGAAGGCTATGGGGGACAACCCCTTTGCCAATCTGGTTGTCAGTAACAACCTTGGCACGGTCAAATACTCCTCCTATCCCGAATTCCCTGAAGGAACGACGGTTTACTTTGGTGGACTCCGCGAAACCCTCATCATCGAGGGAGTCGAGGTGCTCGCCATGAAGATGGAGAATGTAATTGGCGTAATCATCGAAGAATAAGCAGGTGCAACCATGGTAAAGCGTTTATCGCACGACGATATAGATAAGTTCTTTGAATACGGCATCGACGTGCCAAACCGAACGATTTACCTTGGTTGCGCCTCATACGACGGCGATGGAGACGACGGCAACGGCGTTGATTTCTTCATGGCCGAAAGATTTATCAAAGCTCTCCACATCCTAGATAAGCAAGCCCCTGGCGGCGACAAGCCCATCACCATCATCGCCAATAATCCTGGCGGTAGCTGGTATCACGGCATGGCTATCTACGGTGCAATTAAGGCCTGCCTCAACCATGTCACCATCAAGATGTACGGCTACGCCATGAGCATGGGTAGCGTCATCCCCCAAGCAGCAGACGAACGGGTCATCGACCCCTACTGCCGCTTCATGATTCATTACGGGTACGACGGCTACAGCGGGCACTCCAAGATTTTCTCCAAGTCTGGCGACGAGGGTAAGAAAGTCAACCATATCATGGAGAACATCTACCTCGACCGCATGATGGAGAAGGACGAGGAAGAGGGTGGAGCTTATCTCGAAGGCGTCCTGGCCGACATACTCAACCGTCAACACGAGCTGGACTATCCTAAGCCAGCGAAACATAAATTCAAATTCTCTAATGACTCCTCCAAACGTCGCGAAGACGTGCGGACAGTCTTAAAGAAACTCCTGGACTACGATAGTTTCCTCACCGCCGAAGAAACCGTAGCTCTCGGACTTGCAGATAAAGTAACCGAAGAATGACTTATGACGCCCTCAAGAAGCTCAATAATCCAGGCAAAGATGGGACGTTAGTCCGCATCAACGAGTTCCTGAAGGGTAAGTACAATGCCCCGTTGACCTATACGCCCACTCCGGCCCACAAGCCGTCCGAGATTGGGTCCAAATGCTTCCGCAAAATCTATTACTCCTACTTCAAGGTAGCCCGCGACACCAAGATTGATGCCAAGGGCGCTCGTATCTTTGAGACAGGTAACTACTACGAAGAAATGGTCATGTCGTGGCTCATCGACATGAAAGAGCACATCGCCTACCGGAACAAGGACGGCAAAATCCCCAATCATTGGGCGACAGGCAAGCCCAACCCTCAATTCCCTATCTCTGTAGCCGATTGGCGCATCAAGAAGGGCTACATCGACAATGTAGCTATTGTAGATGGCGAGCTTTGGCTATACGA